GTACGATCCCGAACAAGCCAAGCTGGAATGGCGCATGAAGAACAATCCCTTCTTGATACCCGGAAAGAATGACAGTAGCAAAGGCGAAGGCGAAGCTTGACAAGATATTCTCCCAATTCATCCGGCTGCGTGCGGTCAACGATGAAGGGTGGGGAGAGTGTTTTACTTGCGGACGCTTGCGCCATTACAAAAGCGCAGACGCTGGTCATTTCATGGTGCGGCAAAAGATGCCCACCCGGTTTGATATCATGAACGTACAATTCCAGTGTAAAAAATGCAACGGATTTGAAGGGGGTGCACAATACGAATTCGCTTTGAAGTTGGATGAGGTATACGGAGAAGGGACAGCGGATCGCCTTGTTCGCTTGAGCAACGAAACGAAGCGATTCAGCGTTCACGAATTGGAAGCACTTTGCAAAATATACAAGAAGAAAGTCGATGAACTCAGGAAGTCGAAAGGGTTGGAATAGCTTCTTAACGAAGCATTATTCAAAACTTGTTCGCATCGCTCGACGATGGACGGACAGCCCTTCCGACCTTGTACATCACACCTATCTTCGATGCATCGACAAACGCTTCCCAGATGGGGACAACGAGACCGCCCTAGGGTACTTTGTAAAAGCGATGTACAACGAAGCCACGAGAGGTAAATTCAAAGAGATATATCACGTAACAGATGCCGACCCCAAAGAACAAGCCTTCGAAAACGATTGGACAAAAGCAATCCAACGAGAACAAATGCAACTCATCCTTGACCGCCTCTCCTGGTTTGATCGAACCATCTTCTCTCTATACCTGCAAGGGTGGAACATGGCTGACGTATCTCGACGGTCTAGCATTGGAGAATCGACCCTTTATCGCTCACTACACATCACCCGAAAAATCCTGAAAGATGTTCTTCGTAACGGCTCAAAAGAGGACTGACCGACTCACCATCTGCAAAGGGTGCGAACACTTCGTCGAATCGACCAAGAGTTGCGGAGACCTCGTGACCGAAGCCTTCTCCGACTCGGAGTTGTGCGGTTGCCATATGCCAACAAAGACTCGGCTCAAGGTTGCCTCGTGTCCCCTCGGTAAATGGGAAGCCGTTATAAAACAAAAAGACATCGACGCAATCAAGACATTTCTCAAGACCGAGAATCAATTCAGAACAAACGGACAGCTTGCCCAGCTATATTCGAAGGTGACGGGTACCAACACCCAAGCGAGTCAATGCTCCTCGTGCAACCGTCGAATGCTTAGCGAGCTTCAGAAACTAATAAACGAAACAGAATGAGCTACACAACAACAGAGCGAGAAATCATCGCGGAGAACATCCGGGAATTCCTCAAGCAAGACCAGAAAGAGAAATTCGAAGAGCAGCGATTCAGCGGAGATCCATTCCTTGTGAAGCGTCTCGTCCCCATGACACAATACGACAAGGAGAATCTCGAGAACGTTGCAAGAGATGTCGAGGGTCGTATCTTTCACCCATGAGAAACGCAAGAAAAGCCCTCCTCCATGCGAAGAACTTCCTTCTCATTACGGAGAACGATAAAGCAATCCGACTCCATGCCGGGGACGACCCCGCGACTTTACTTCTAACTTTAGCCGTCCACAACGATGAATTCAGATATACCCTTGAAGCCGTCCTCGATCAAGCCAATGAAACTCTCGGGGATAAAACCGAACCCGACGAACCCTCGGATAATTAAAGACGACAAATTCCAAAAGCTGGTCACCAGCATCAAGGAATTTCCGGAGATGCTCGAAGCGCGTCCGATTGTAGTTAATCCAGATATGATCGTCCTCGGTGGAAACATGAGGCTCAAGGCAGCAAAAGCCGCAGGACTGACCGAGGCACCCGTCTATGTCGCTACATGGGAAGAAAGCAAAGCGAAGGAGTTCATCGTAAAGGATAACGTCGGCTTCGGGGAATGGGATTGGGATATACTCGCGAACGAATGGGACGCAACAGAACTCGATGAATGGGGTCTCGATGTATGGCAACCCGAAGAAGAAGAGGTCGAAGGATTGACCGACCCCGACGAAGTACCCGAAGCACCAGAAGAACCGAAGACCAAACCCGGAGACCTCTATATCTTGGGAGAGCATCGTTTGCTTTGCGGGGACTCTACCAAGGCGGAGGACGTGGAGAGGCTTATGAACGGAGAGAAAGCCACCCTCATACACGCAGACCCACCCTACGGAATGGGCAAAGAGAAAGACGGGGTGCTTAACGATAACCTGTACCGCGAAAAGCTCGACAAGTTCCAGATGGATTGGTGGAATGCATTCCGTAAGCACTCAAAGGATAACGCCTCAGCATATATTTGGGGAAACGCTCCAGATCTTTGGAGGCTTTGGTACAAAGGAGGACTTGCTGATTCTGAAAAAATAGATGTGCGCAATGAAATTTGCTGGGACAAAAAAAGCATCCCGGGTATGAAGTCCGACCTAATGCATCAATACCCGGAAGCCTCGGAGCGTTGTTTGTACATTCAAATCGGGCAACAGTTCATCGGTAATTTAAACGCCGAAGATTTCCCCGAAGAGCATCGAGGACTTTTGACGTATCAACAAACGGAACTTGAAAAGTCGGGTCTCGATAAAAAGCAAGTGCAAGAGTTAACCGGGGTGCAGATGTTCTCGCACTGGTTTACCGAATCGCAGTTTCAACTTATCGGAGAGAAGCATTACCTCAAACTTCAAGAACACACCGATGCTTTCACCAAACCTTGGTCGGAACTTAAACGTGAATGGGATGGGTTACGAGGAAAGATTCGGGGTATCATTGGCGAGAAACATTCCGCGATGCGGAGTTTTTTTAATAACGGTCACGACATTATGCGGGATGTTTGGGAGTTCTCAAGAGTACACGGAGAAGATAGGCTCGGACACGCAACACCCAAACCCGTCGAGATGATGGAGCGTGTGATGAATAGCAGTTGCCCATACGGGGAGATTGTCGTTGAACCCTTTCTTGGTTCTGGCCCTACCTTAATCGGAGCAGAGAAGACAGGGCGCAAATGTTACGGGATGGAACTAGATCCGAAGTATTGCGATGTCATCGTTAAGCGATGGGAGGACTTCACAGGTAAAAAGGCAGAGTTATGGAAGCAGTAAAGACCAACACATCCAACAATAAAAAAGAAGCGATGCTCGAAGCTCTCGAGAAGTCGCTCGGTATCGTATCAACAGCCGCGAAGATGGTTGGGATTGACCGCTCGACCCATTACGCATGGCTAAAGGCAGACGAGGAATATAAGAAGGCGGTCAACTCCATTCAAGACGGTGTTCTCGACTTCGCAGAATCGCACCTTTACAAGCTCGTAAAGGAAGGCAACCCAGCCGCAACGATATTCTTCCTTAAGACCAAAGGCAAGAAGCGCGGATATATCGAAAGGCAAGAGATAGAGGTAACAGAGAAAAAGCCGCTCTCATGGTTGGATGAGTAAACTCGCGGCGACATATTACCACGTCAAAGAATGCAAGTCGAAGATTCAAGTTCATCAAGGCGGAAGTCGTAGCGGAAAGACTTTCAGTATCCTCACGGCACTCATTGAGCTTTGTCACAAGAACAGCGGTCTTGTCATCACCATATGCCGGAAGACATTCCCAGCACTTCGTGCAACCGCGATGCGGGACTTCTTCGAGATACTCAACAAGGAAGAGATATATAACCCCGACCTCCACAACAAGAGCGATGCAACCTATCAACTCTGGGGGAATATGGTTGAGTTCATAAGCATCGACCAACCGCAGAAGGTAAGAGGACGAAAGAGAGACGTTCTATTCATCAACGAAGCCAACGAAATCAACCTCGAAGATTGGCGACAACTCCTCCTCCGAACCACGGGGAGGGTATTAATCGATTATAACCCCTCAGACGAATTCCATTGGATCTATGAAGAAGTCATCCCACGAGAAGACGCAGAGTTCTTCCGAACCACGTACAAAGACAACCCGTTCCTCCCTCAAAGTGTGGTCATGGAAATTGAGCGGTTTAAAACAGCAGACGAGAACTTTTGGAAAGTATACGGTCTCGGAGAACGAGGAACATCACAATCCACCATCTTCACCCACTGGAAAGAAATAAACCAAATACCCAATGAATACAAGCTCCTCACAACGGGCGTTGACTTCGGATATACAAACGACCCAACCGCCATCGTCCGAGTCTATACAGACGGGCACGGCTTCGCAGTCGATGAGCTGTGCTACGCGACAAGACTTACGAATTCAGATATTGCAAAAGTCCTCCGAGATAATCAAGTCAATAGATCGGATGTTGTTATCTGTGACTCCGCTGAGCCAAAGAGCATCGACGAGATACACGCTCACGGATTCAATACTCACGGAGCAAGAAAGGGAAGAGATTCAGTCAAGAATGGAATCCAATTCCTCCATTCGAGACCGCTTCTTGTCACGGCTCGGAGTGTGAACCTTATCCGGGAGCTACGCAATTACAAATGGAAGGAAGACAAGAACGGCAAGCAACTGAATGAACCCGTCGACAACTTCAACCACGCCATCGATGCGATGCGGTACGCGATCACATTTAACCAAACGAACCCGAACTTCGGCTCTTATGCTATCGGATAGAAAAGAAAAAACAAAAAAAATTCGTTTTAGGGTTGGATAACTAAAAGAATTGCGTATCTTTGAGACATCAAACGAAACAAAAGGAAACAATGCAACTCACATCACACCCAACAACAGGCGACCAAGTTAAAGGCTACACTTTGCGCGGAAGCAGAAAAACAGTAAACAAGCGCAGAGGTTTTGTAAGCTTTGATTTGTTGTTAGAAGATGAAAACGGCACACGCCGCGTTGCTGCCTACTACCCGCGAAAAATGCAAGTTGGCAATTTCCGAACGGAAATACACTTTCACGGCAACAAGGAATATCCAGCAACTTGGAACGACCAAGATTTGAACACAACAAAAACTGTTCGATAATGCAAGCCCCTCACGGGGCTTTTTTTTTGCCCTAACTTTCCGCACGTAAGGAAACCAAAGAAAACGAGTTATTAAAATGATGGAACTCAAACTCCCGCACCGATGGTCGGATCTCTCACTCGGAGAACTCCAAGTCATGATGACAACAGAGAACCCCCTGGAGAAGATATCCATCTGCTCGGGGCAATCGGTAGAGAAGCTCCGTTCGATGCCTCAGAAGCTCATAGAAGCCGCCTCAGCGCATCTCGACAATCTACTCACCCAAGAGACCGCACGACATGAGAAGGTCGTTGAAATCGACGGAAAACGATTCGGCTTCATTCCGAATTGGGATGAGTTCACAGCGGGCGAATGGATCGACATGGAAAACCACCTCGAGGACTTCTGGAAGAACGCCCACAAAATTACCGCTCTTCTCTATCGGGAAGTGACTTACGAACTCGGGGATAAATACGAGGTCAAGAAGTACACCGCCAAAGAAGATGCAAGCATATTCGAAGAGATGGGAGCGGACTTGATATCGGGCATGCTGCTTTTTTTTTGGACTTCCAGAAATCAACTGCTTCACGATATGCAGTTCTCTTTACTGGAGGTGGCGGACAAAGCGATCCAGTCGGTGAAAAATGGGGATGGTATCACCTCCTCTACGCCCTCTCCGGAGAAGACATCCTCAAGATGGACTCGATTACGGAACTCCCTGTTCAAGTCGTATTCCAGCACCTCAGCTATTTAAAAGATAGAAGCTCACATGATCACGTTTAATAACATCGTCGAAAGGTTTGAAGACTTCGCGACGAGTCACTTCTTCATTAAATCATTCTCTTTCGGTTCTCCGGATGATGTCGACCTCGCGAAATTTACCGAGTTCCCGCTCATGCATTTGGTCTACACCGGGGCAACGTATGACAGCGGAACCAAGACGTATAACATCGAGGTATATATCTTGGACGTACCCGCAGATAAGAACGATAAGGTAGAACGACAAAGGGAGGTCGTATCCGATGCGGAGCAATGCGCGGAAGATATCATTGCCGATATCCGCATGGGTGGCAATATCTTCACGTTTGCCCAGGATTATGAAGTCGTAAACGCGACAACAACCCCACTTGAAGAAGAGACCAAGAACGTACTCTCGGGAGTGCTCTTGGATTTGTCCGTTGCTATCCCTTACGAATGGGACGCTTGCAACGCTCCCATCGACGGAGTATCTCCCGAAGGCGGAACCGAACCGTCCTACGCTCGAAGGGGATTCCTTCGGATGCTTGAGATTGACGGAACGCCCGATATCTTATCCGTTCGCACGATCAAAGTAACCAACGGCACTTTGACCGATGATGGGGACGGGGTTGTGACGCTTGACACGGGAGGCGGAGGAGCTGAGACGCTGAACGATTTGACAGACGTTAATATCATTAACCCTTCACAGGGAAGCGTTATATCGTACAATACGGGCGTTCAAAAGTGGATGGTCAACAACGGGCTTCAAGAGTTGCTTCAGAAGTTCAAAGCGAGCGCAACGGGTGCTCAGATGTATGACACCCTCAACGATACAACGAAGGGTTATATCGATATCCTCGCAGCGAGTGCAACGATGAAAGTCAACCATTCGGGACTGACCATAAGCGAAGCAAGTCCAGGAGTTATGTCGTTCTCGGTGGCAGCGGGTACCGAAGGGAACGAAGTCGAGTTTGAAGCTATGACCATCGAGGGAAGCGACGCTGTTTCCACGGTTGCCGATATCAACTTCAAGCAAGGCTCGCTGACGTATTGGGAAAACTCCACGGGTAAGATTTGGCTCCGTGCTCCCAACGCGGGAAACATCACTGTTCTTCTTCCAAGCTCGGGCGGTACGCTTGCACTCACAACCGACATCCCGAGCGTTCCTGTTGACTCGGTAAACGGTCAAACGGGTGTTGTTGTATTGGATACGGGAGACATTGACGAGAACGGCAATCTGTACTATACAGAGGCACGGGTTGCAGCGAATAGCGCAGTTGTAGCGAATACGGAAAAGGTTGGAATCACTGCCCAACAGGCTTCAGACATTACAGCCAATAATGCGAAGATTGCAACAGTCGCGGATGATACTTCACCACAGCTCGGAGGCAACCTTGATGTGCAAGCCCGAGAGATAGACACGTCCACAACGAACGGAAATATCATTTTAACCCCTAATGGAACGGGGGTCTTGGAAGTAAAGGGAGACACAAACGATGGAGCAATTCAACTCAATTGCAACCAAAATTCGCACGGTGTTAAAATACAATCTCCTCCTCATTCAGCGGGCGCGACATACACGCTTGTTCTTCCGGATGACACAGGAACGAACGGACAAGCCTTAACAACTAACGGATCGGGAGTTCTTTCGTTTGCAGATGTAAGCAACAACGCGGGCACAGTTACAAGCGTAGCAACTGGCACAGGATTAACAGGGGGCACAATTACGGGAAGCGGTACGATTGCGCTTGCAGACACAGCGGTCACCGCGGCATCATACACGAACGCTGATATAACCGTAGACGCGCAGGGAAGGATTACAGCGGCAGCAAACGGAAGCGCGGGAGGTGTCACGGCTGTGAATAGCTTAACGGGCGGCTTGACAATTGCGGCAGGTGCAAACGTGACTATATCCGACAATGGTAGCGACACAATTACAATTGCGAGCAGCGGAGGCGGTGGCGGTGGAATAACAGCTGTAACAGGGACAGCACCGATCACAAGCAGCGGAGGCAATACTCCTGACATTGCAATCACGGCAGCGACAACAAGCGCAGCGGGTTCAATGAGTAGTGCAGACAAAACCAAGATTGATGACATTACTACGAACTACGCAACAAACGCGCTTAACACGGGGCAAAATATATTGATGACTGCGACAATATCCGTTGCAGATGACAAGATTGTTGATGTGATGGGTGATGCCTTAGCCGCGAGGGATAACGCGAATTCAAAAAAGCTCATTGGTTTTCATACAGGAAGTAATGAGGTTGTTTTGCAAGGGATGGTCGACGCAGGTGCGGCAATTAGCGGATCGGCTGCGGGCGCACCTCTTTGGCTTGGCGCATCGGGTACATTTAGCGCAACAGCACCAACAACAGCAGACGAATACTCAAGGGTTGTCGGTTACTATATTGGCGCGATTGGTTCAGCATACGCAGTTTACTTCGACCCTTCGAAAGATTGGGTGCAAATAGATTCATAAGATGGGAGAAATATCAGGAGTCCCAACAGCGGACATTAATAACGTCGATGGGTTTTTCACCACGCAGGGCGGTGGCGGTACAGCCACAACCAGTCCGACTCTTAGCACGATGTCCGATATTTATGGAGCGGTTCAGACCGTAACCATTACCAACTATGCTTCATACACGCAGCCAACGGTCAACGCTTCTGTGTTTATTGGAGCGACGGAAATTGTAAGCAACGCGAATATAACTGAGAGCAATGGCGTTTTAACGTGGACGGATACAAACGCCAGCACCTCGACCAGAACCGTAAAAGTGCGGGTGCAGGAGTTTGGCGATTTCGTACAATCCGCAGAGGTCACAGGCACTTATAATAAACTCACAGCAACTTTCCGATATTTTAAATGTGTAGGTGTTGATTCATCAGGCAATGCGAGTAGCTTGCACATGGGAATAAGGGATTGGAGATATACAAGCAGCGGCACAGATTACCCGAGCGATATGACAGCCGACAACGTACCAAGTCCATTCGTTGCGAGTGCGGGTCATACTTTTAGCAGTTATTCACCTTATAAGGCTTTTGACTCTTCTGCCTCAACGTGGTGGTGGTCACTTACAACCTCAACCGCAAACAATTATTTAATAATTGACATGGGTGCAAGCTACACAATGGCTAGCGGCACTATTCGATTTTATAGTGGTTCAAGTATTCGATACGTCACCATTAGCGGAAGCACGGACGGCACAAATTACACAGTGATCAATGACACTTTACAGATTGACTTAACAAACTCAGACATGGATATAATCTAATGCAATACACTCAAGAACAAATCACAGCGGTTGTTGCGGTCACAGGCGCGGAGCTTTTTATTAATCACGTGCTAGGCATATACTGCGAAGCGGTTTTTGTTGGGATGCAATTAAGCCACGACGCGGACGGATTAACAGAAGAGGATATTGCGGCAATTCAAAGTTTGATGCCGTCATGAAAGCAATCAAAATTCTGTTTCTTGTAGTCCTCGCAATTGTAGCGATCCCCGTCGGGATTGTTTACTCGTTTGGTGAGTCGCTTTACTTTATCGCCTCAGATATCCTCAAAAGCATTTGGAGGGCTATATACGACTTCTTTCGTGACGTGTCGATAATTGTATCGGTCACCGCATCAAAGTTCCTCAATCGGCTTCTAATGGATTCGGGCATACCTTTTGGGAATCATTCCGTTTCGGCTGTCCTGGGAGCCAACCAACGAGAGAACACTCTAACCGGTCTCGGGTTGTGGCTTACTTTGTTACTCAACAGCATTGAAGAGAACCATTGCCGCAAGGCATCCGAACGCGCAGGGATATGAGCAAAGTCAACGAGACACTCATCGCCTTCGCAGATGATATCCTCAAGAGTGCAAAGCGGCACCTCGGAGGACGTAGGATCGGAAAGAATAAGAATTACGGAGTCGCAACGGGTACTCTCAAGCGGTCACTCAATTACCGCGTCCGGGTACGTGGCAACGAGATTCGAGAGATCAGCTTCGGAGCCAAAGGCAAGGCGAAAAAATACGCTCCCTTTATTCATTTTGGAGTGAACGGCACCCGCAAGAATCAAGGGTCTCCCTTCACGTTTCGCAAGCAACCACCCTCCTCGGTATTTGTGAAGTGGATGAAAGCCAAAGGGATAAAGCTCAGAGATGAGAAGGGACGATTCAAGAAACGAACGGAGTCGAACATTCAATCGGCTGCTTTCCTCATGGCTCGAGCGGTCAAACGTAAGGGAATCGTAGGACTTCGGTTTTATGAGAAAGCATATACAGCCGTTTCCAAACGATACACCAAGAAATTAGGAGCAGCATTCGCGGAAGATATCGCGGGTAAATTTAAAGCTAACCTCGGAAACATAACGATCAAGAACTAATGGCATCGATTGACGCAGCACCCTCAGAGAATTGGATACCCGCAGGAAGAAAGCTGGTCTTTACCCTTGTCCCGGATCAAGTCATTGACGATGATTTTCGTTATATCGTGCAAGTGGAAGAGAACGGGACGAACATCTCGAAGATTTACCTCACTCCGAATCCAGCGGATAACGCGTTCTTTGATTTATCCGAAGTAATATCGGGGCGAGTTGAAGTTGATTCTTTGAAGTACAACACGACCTCAACGATTCACTCGTTGCATAACAAGATGTTCACTCGGTCAAACGACAATATGAAGAGATATCGCGTTCTCATCGGACACTGGGACGGCACTTCCGAAGAGTTAGCCGAAGACGCTTCTTCATATTATTACCACTTCGACGGATACGAGCAACTTTCCCAAGGGTTAGACCCTTCGTTCTCGGATTATTACGGCACGAATGCAAATAAGAAAGTATGGTTGACGGATCGCATACCCTCGAATAACGTCATCGAAGTAAGTGCAGGGATTGAAGATAATGGAGTTGCAGCGTTTATCAATAGCGATGACACCGGCTCCGCAATTGTCAACCTCACCATCAAAATTTATGACACTCTCGGGAGCTTGGAAACCACTTTGACTTACACGATCAACTCAACGAACGGAGGTCTCGTCCCTACCACCACATGGAGCGATTCTAACAACGACGCGAGCCTTTTGTATGCTTATGTATATCCGGCTTCGTTTGGTGCTCTCACAACGGCTCTGAATAACGTGGTGGAGGGTTGGGATTATTACGATGTGATACCCGCTTCGACAGGAGGCCCGGTAGGCAATACGCTCCGCATCCGTAACAATTGCAGGAACACAAAGAACGAGCCTGTTCAATTGGGTTGGGCGAACACTCGGGGCGGGTGGGATTACCTCCGTTTTGACGGGAAGAAACAGAAGACCGTAACCCGCGAAGAGAAGACATACCGAAAGATAGTCGGGGATTATAGCGGAGCGCAATTCGAACTCGCTTCCAGTGCACGCCAAATTAAGCCGTATCAACTCGAGGCGAAAGAAACCTATCAACTCAACAGCGTTCTCACCATTGAGGAGGTGACGTTGCTTCAATACTGCATGAGGTCGAAGAATGTCATGGCACGAATCGACGGGACTTGGGTTCCTGTAACCATCCAAACCAACTCGATGCAAATCGAAGAGGAGACGGTCTCGAAGGTGTTCATCACTTCGTTCAATGTAGAACTCGCACAAATTATCCGATGCTAAGACTCACCCTTGCAGGAAACGAAATCGAACTCTACGAGAACGAGCCGGTGAATCTGAGCTATCAGTTCTCGGATATACAGGATATAAACGCGTCATCCTCGAGCTTCTCGCAGACCTTCCGCGTACCACTTACCAAGAAGAATCAAGATTACTTCGGGGCGGTGAATGAGTTCGGTCTCATTACGACATGGGATCCGAAGGTAAAAGTCGACGCGGAACTCACTTACAACACGATTCCGGTCATGCGGGGCTTTGCCCAGGTCAAAGCGGTATATGTTCAAAAGGGCAAATATGCAGACGTTGAGGTCGCTGTATTTGGTGAGACGGCTAATCTCTCGAGGGATATCGGGGACGGGATGTTAACCGACCTCGATTTATCGGCTTACGATCACACGTTAAACGCCACGAATATCGAAGCGAGTTGGGCGGGTACTTTATCGAGCTCCGCAATCCGTTACGGACTACCCGACAAGGGGCAGAATTGGACTTCCTCGAATATATGGACAGCAACCAACCCACTCGAGCACGGGGACTTCACGCCATACTTCCAAGCCTCCAAGTTATTTGAGGAGATAATGAACGATGCGGGTTATACCTACGACTCCACTTTCTTAACGAGAATCAGCGATTTATATCTGACCCTGTACAATGGCAATCTCGCTATCTCTGGAAACCAAAACCCAAACGGATATACCTTGCTCGTTGGTTTTCAAACCGACACAACACTCACCCCGGCAAGCTCAAACACGTATTATCCAATTACCCTGAGCGATACAAGCCCCTTTTTTGACACGGGAAGTCGCTGGGTCACCGACACATATACAGCCCCATTCAGGGCGCGATATCGATTACGATTGAATGTGCTTGGTGAGATGAGCGACACAAGCCACGAGATAACAATTGCTGTCACCGTCAATGGAACTCCCGTATGGATACCGATTGAAGATGAAGAAGGAGGGGTTTTTAATGGCAATTTCTACTCGTTCCTTTTAAGCTCCGAAGGCGTTCTTTTGAATACCGGAGATACGTTGAGGCTCGAGTATAAAATGAATACGGGAGGGAATCACAATGTCACCTTCACGGGTGCTGGATTTGGTCAAGAGAAAACGAGTCTCGAAATCGTTTCAGTGACAAACCCCATTTCGGGACAGACCGTAGATGTTGCCGCCAATATGCCACAGATGAAGCAAATCGATTTTGTGTCGGGGCTTCAGAAGATGTTCAATCTTGTATTCATTCCGGATCGTAATAACGCGAAACATCTCGAGATAGAGCCGTTCAACGATTACATGGCGAGCGGAGCTTCGCAGGATTGGACGAATAAGATTGACCTATCGAAAGACATCACCATCGCACCAACAACAGACCTTCAAGCGAGGCAGTACGATTGGACGCATTCAAACGGCAAAGACCTTGTTAACGACTTGGTGTTCAAAAATGCTTCGCGGGTGTATGGAAGGTATCGGGTTGATGACCCGGTGAACGACTTCGCATCAGGAAACAAAGAAATCAAATCACCCTTTGCTCCTCATGTCGCTTCGTATATCCCGGGCACTCAATACGCGGTGCATCGGTTATTGGTTGACACGGATCAAGACGATAAGACCATCAAAGACCCGCTTCCGCGTTTGGCGTTTTGGAACGATCAAGAAGCAGGAACAATCTACTATCAGAACGATGCAAATTCAGCGACCACTACGGACGCAGAATATCCGGTTTTCTCGCAGTTCTCAGACCTTGAAGCAACGGTCACGGATGAAGACCTCGGGTTTGGTGCGGAGCGTCCATTCCATATCGTAGAAGCGAACCCACTCTTCACGCTCTATTACAAATATTGGAGACCATTTGTCAATGAATTGTATTCCTCGGACGCTCGAAAGCTGACCGCCTTCTTTCGTCTCACTCGCTCCGAATTAGCGACGTTTGAATTCTCCGACAAGATTTATATCAAGGATACGTATTGGAGGATTCTCTCGGTCTCGTATGATGCGACAAGTGAAGACCTCGTCAAAGTGGAGATGCTCAAAGTCCTGGGAGACATCCGCGATTGTTCATTCATCCCGACAGGAATCGACAAAGCAAACGGGAAGATTCAATTCGAGAACACGAGCGGAAACACGGTGACTCAAGTTTCACGGCAATGCTGCGAACGTTACGGGTATTTCTACGACAACCCTTCATCCAACTGCTTTCAACCTTTCGAACAATGAGGAATCTCGACAATCATCGTTATATAGGAGAGGCGATCCAATTACTCCAGAACAAAGGCGAGAAAGTAAAAGTCCCGTTTTGGTTTAAGGCGTTGGACGTTATCATCTCCGTTAGTATTGCACTCATCCCGATAATCACCTTGATATGGCTCGTGAAGAAGAAGTTATCTTAAAAATCTCCGGAGACACAAGCAATCTCGACCAAGCGATTGAAGCGTCAGAAGATGCCGTTAAAAATCTAGGGACTACGGGTCAAACGGTTGTCGGTGGATTGGACAAGCTGACGGGTGGACTTGCCTCTCAATTTCTTGGGGCTGCGAAAGGGGTTGGTACGTTTATCAAGGGGTTGAATCTGACGAAGGTCGCAATCGCTGGAACCGGAATCGGTCTTCTTGTATTGGCTCTGGGTTCTGTTGTTACGTACTTTACTCAGTCTTTTGAAGGAGCGCGAAAGCTCAAGACGGCATTGGCGGGAGTTGGTGCAGCTATTGATGTCGTAGTTGATAGAGTTTCGAAGTTCGGGGAGAGCGTTGTGAAGTTCTTCTCGGGCGATAGAGAGGGCGCAGTAAAAGCGTTCGGTGAAGCAACAGCCGATCTCGGAGATGAATTAGAGAGGGAGATTCGCTTA